CCTCGCTGTGTTTTTCAATAGTTAAATCAGATGTTTAGACAGATATTGCGAGGGTTGCGAGGGTTTTTCTCGTGTAACATATGGGGGAAAGGGGTTTGGGTGTGTCACCCATATGGGCAAAACAAAAACGTCTTATGTAATGCGGGTTTTACCCTCGCAACCCTCGCGCTCTCTCTTTAACTTATTGTTATTATTAATAAAAAGAGTAGTGAGGGTTATGTAATAACCCTCGCAAAACCATCGCAATACCCTCGCTGGTTCAACAAGAGACCTGATATGAAGGAAAACCGGGATATTGAGTGGCTGGTAAACTGGGCCTTTCAGACCCAGCGAGTTGAGGACGCGGTGCGCAATCTGATGCCGGTCGGCCCGGACATCTCTCAGTCGGCCATGCTGCAAATGCTGGAGCTGGGCGTTCGGGTGGATACTTCCAGCCAGGGGCAAAAATGGGACAGCGCCCAATGCCACGACGATGCGGTCGTGGTTTATGACTGTGTGCGTCGATTGCCGCATGCGGCCGCCGGGCTGGTGGTTGTGCATGGACGCGCCGGCACCAGGCCCGACTGGTGCCCTGAGGGTGTTGGCCATGAGGTTCCGGTGTTGACCAAAAAGGGCAAACCGAAGCGCATCTATCGCGACCCGATTAAATGCAAGGGTGATTTGGGGCCGATGATGCAATGGCGCGGCCACCGGCCGGAGGTGGTGCAATTCCACCGGGCGCAATATGCGGTGTGGCACGCGGCACTTTGTGCACTGATTTCCCCGCTCAATGGTGAGATGGTTTCTTACGTTGTCGGCGGACCATTGGCGGCGGCGCTGCCGTGGAAAAGGGATGTGCACAGCCGGGTCGTGCGGGCCGGTTGATTCGCTCGGACGCTTGACGAGGGGGAAAATATTTGACACCGTGACAGCAACGCAATTGTGAGTCGGACGCGCTGCCCCTGACCGGGCGGCGTTTTTGCGTTAGGGGCTGGTTTTATGGAGGTATTGGCGAGTGGCGGGTCAAACTCCGGCCTGAAAATCAATTTTACCGCCAATGTCGAGCAAGCTCTGCAAATGCTGCGCGATATTGACCGCTGGTCTATCCCTTATATTACCGCAGCGGCCCTGACCGACACCGCAATGAGTGCCCGCAAGGCTGAAAAAAAATCCATGATTGGATATTTTGACCGGCCGACGCCTTACGTCACCCGTGGCGTGTTATGGGAAAAGGCGACCAGGGATTATCTGGTGAGCCGGGTTTATCTCAATGACGAGGCGTACAAGGGAAACCGCGTAACGGATATTCTGTCTGCCGAAATATCTGGTGGGCCACGTCATATCAAGAAATACGAAAAGTCGCTGCGCGGTGCCGGGATACTTAATTCAAATGAATTCACGGTGCCTGGGGACAGTGTGCCGCTGAATGCACAGGGTAATATTGGCCGGGCTAACATCAATCAGATGCTGGCGCAGGTCAAAGCTACGAGCCGTGTTGCATCCGGGGGGCGCAAGACGTCCCGCTACTTCATCGCTCGGGGCGACAACAAATTGGCGCGGGGCATTTGGGAGCGGCGTGGGAAGAAAATCCGTCCGTTTCTGATTTTTGTTGAGGGTGCGCCGACTTACCGGAAGCGCTATCCGTTCGGTGAGGCAGCCATTCAGCATGCCGAGCGTAATTTTGCCCGCCACTGGAAACGCCGCTTCAATTCATTCGTGGTCAAGGGCAAAATCCTCAAGGGGAGCGGCTCTGTTGGCTAGTGCGAGCTATTTGCAACACCTTGGGTCCTCCTGGCGACCTGCCGTCCAGCGGGTAATTCGGGCCCCATTTAATCACCAGTAACACGCTACAAAAAAGAGGGTAACACCGGGTAACAAACCGGGTTTGTCGGGTAACAATGGCTGAAACCATAGAGCTGGTGACACGGGCTGAATTTGCGCGGCTGCAAGGGGTGAGCCGGAAAACGGTAACCAAATATGTGCAGACGGGCCGCGTCTCTTTGGTGGTGCGCAATGGCAAGGAATTCATTGATCCGGTTGCGGCCCGGATTGCGCTCAAGAGCACGGTGCAGCTGGCGACGGAAACCCAGAAAATACTTGAAGGTGGGACTCCGGTTGAGCCTGTGATTGGCACACCGTCGCTGACACAGTTCAAGACCGAGACGGAACGCGAGCGCTCAACTCTTTTGCGGCTGCAACGCGAGGAACGCCAGGGCAAGCTGATCGATCGTGATCAGGTGGAGGCTGAACAGGAGACGGCGGCGCGGCTGGTGAGGAAGGCGCTGGACGCCATTCCCAGCCATGCCGAGGATATATTTGCCGCCGGGCAGACCAGCGGGGTGGCCGGGGTGAGAAAGGCCCTCAAGGCGATGATGCGGGAAGCTGAAGAGAATTTGGCGCGCTCGATCATCAAGGCCGCCGAAGAAGTAGAGGCGCAACGGCGCGCCGAGGCCGATGTTGCTGCTTGATCAGCATGAGGCAATAGTTTTGCGGGCCTGGGCGCGCGGGCTGATGCCAGACCCGATAGTCGCCAGCAAGGACTGGATCGCCGGCAATCTGGTCGTTGCCGACGGACCAAGGGCCGGGCAGTTATATGATTTTTCGCTGACGCCCTACATGGAAGGAATTCTTGACGCGCTGGACGACGAGCTGGTCAACACGGTTGCGGTGATAAAATCGGCGCAGATTGCCTATACATTGACAGCTATTGGTTGGGTGTTGGCCAATATCGCGAATGCACCGGCGCATGATATGCTGGTGCAACCGACAATTCTGGGCGCTCAGGATTTCAATCGCAAAAAGCTGCAACCAACTATTCAGGCGTCACCAATTCTGCGCAAGAAAGTGCGGCGTCAGGTTTCGCGCTCCAGTGAGGGGTCAACGGCGCTGATCAAAGTCTTTCCCGGTGGATCGCTGACCCTGACCGGGGCCAATTCGTCGGCCGACCTGAGGTCAAAGACAACCAGGCGGCAGGTCAGGGACGAAATAGACGAATATCCGATTGATCTGGATGGTCAGGGCGACCCGGAAGAGATGATGGATGCGCGCCTGATTGCTTTTCATGCGACCGGTGAGTGGAAAGTGCTTAAGGGTTCGACCCCAACCATCAAGGGGGCGAGCAAGATAGAGGCGGCCTTTGAGGCGGGTGATCAACGGCGCTGGCATGTCAAATGTCCGCACTGCTTTGATGAGCAAATATTGGAGTTTGGCGACAAGACGTCCCGGTTTGGCTTGAAGTTCAACCGGCAATTTCCGTTTGAGGCGCATTATATCTGTCGGGCCAACGGGTGCGTGATCGAGCACCATGAAAAAGCGGCAATGGTCCGGGCCGGGCGCTGGGTTGCTCTAGCCCCGGCTCCGGGCAAATACCCGAGTTTCCATATCGATGCGCTGATTTCGTTGCTCACGACATGGGACGCGATGGCCGAGGCCTTCATCCGGTCAAAGGATGATCCGCTTAAACTCAAGGCGTTTGTCAATCTGTGGCTGGGCCAGAGCTGGGAAGAACGCGGGGAAGCGCCGGACTGGCAAAAGCTGATCCTCAGGCGTGAGGAATATCCGCGCGGTAATATTCCTCCCGGCGGACTGATCATTACCGGGGGTGCGGACATCCAGCTCGACGGCATCTATTACGAGGTGGTTGCCTGGGGGGTGGACAAGCAAAGCTGGTCGATCGACGCGGGGTTTATCCAGGGGGACACCGGGGACATTAGAAACCCAGCCTGGCGGTCGCTGCTCGAGGTGGTTGAGCGGCGCTATCGGGATGCCTGGGGCCGGGAGTGGCAGCCCGACCGGTTTGGCGTCGATAGCGGGTACAACACCAATGTGGTTTATGAGTTTTGCCGCCGCCATCCGCGCCTGATGGCGACCAAGGGCGATGATGGCTGGCACAAACCGGCGATAGCCACTTCGCCGCGCGAGCAGCAGGTGACGATCAGCGGTAAGCGGCGTGGGGTCAAGTTGTGGCATATAGGAACCTGGCCGCTAAAAGCTGAACTGTACCAGAATTTACGCAAGGACGGATTAAAGGACGGGGAGGAAGCATCACCTCCCGGCTTTTGTCATTTTACCACCGAATTGCACGACGAAGTGTTTTTCCGCCAGCTGACCGCCGAGCATCTAAAACAGGAGCAGCGGGCGGGCCGTATGGTACACCGCTGGGTGGAGAGCGGGGCCAACCACTGGCTGGACTGCCGGATTATTGCCCGCGCCTGCGCCGATCTGATGGGGCTGAGCAGGTTTTCGGTGGAGGAATGGCAGGAAGTGATTGCCAGCCGGGGTCCGGTTGATCCGGCGCAGCGCGATATGTTTGCCCCGGCGCTGGCCGGAGCACAAAAGCAGACCAAAGCCACAGCACCGCAAGGGCGGCGCATCAGGAAAATGGTGAAACGATAATGGCAGGAATAACGCTGGCAATCGCGGAAGCCCGGCTAACCGCATATCTGGACGCCGAAGCGGCGGTTTTGAAAAACCAGAGCTATGATATTGACGTGGACGGATCCAGCCGCTCCCTGACCCGTGCCGACCTGGCAGAGGTGAGGCGAGGCATTGAATATTGGAGCGGATTGACCAACCGTCTGAGCAATGCGGCTTCTGGGGGCGCTCGCTCCCGCTATCTGGTGCGCTGAAAATGGCAGTCAAGAAGACATCGTTGCGCGGACGAATGGCACGGGGTATCAGCGCCATGGCGCAAAGCCTGAATTCCACCGCCCGCATGGTTGCTGGAGTTGGCGGCTACGCTGCCGGACGGCGCGATAACCGCAAAATCAGGTCCTGGCGACCAACTGGTGGCAGCGTTGATGCTGATATTTTGCCGGATTTGCCGGAACTGAGGTCGCGGTCGCGCGATCTGGTGCGCAATGCCCCACTGGTAGCCGGGGCTCTTCGGACAAAGACCAACGGGGTTATTGGCACCGGGCTCAGGTTCAAGGCAGAACTGGACGCCCAGCGTCTCAAGTTAACCGATGAACAGGCAATTCGGCTGGAAGACCAGATCGAGGAGGAATTTGCTCTTTGGGCCGGCGGCGCCGATTTTTCCGGCAAGGGGCGGCATTTTTATATGCTGCAACGCCTGATTTATCGCTCGATGCGCGAAAATGGTGATGTTGGCATTGTCCGGCGGCACAGGAAAGACGTTGGCAACCCCTATAGCACCAAGCTGGTACTGATCGAGAGCGACCGGATCAGTAACCCGAAGCGCCGGGCTGACAGCGCGCGGATCAGGGGCGGTATCCAACATCGGTCTGGGCAAGTCGAAGGGTACTGGATCAGCGATCGGCATCCGGGAGATTTGATGGCGACTGCCTTGAAGTGGTCGTTTGTCCCGCGTCTTGGCAAGAGCGGCCTGCCGCTATTCTTGTTGCCGTTTGACGAATTACGGGTCGGGCAGGTGCGAGGGGTGCCCGAGGTGGCGCCCCTGATAACCTCGCTCAAGCAAATAAGCGACTATAGCGAAGCGGAAATATCCAGTGCGGTAAACAGCGCCATGCTGTTTGCCTTTGAGACCCTGGGTGAAGCGGATCAGTCCGCCGGTGTGGAGCACTTGGTCGATGCTCCGGCGGGTGAAGGGGCGGCAGCCGGTGACAAAGAGGTGCAGCTTGAAGATTTGACCATCATTACGTTGTCTCCGGGCAGTGACGTTAAAATCAATGCACCAAGTCGTCCCAACCCCCAGTTTGAGCCATTTATTGCGGCGGTGTTGAAATCGCTGGGGGCAGCATTGCAACTTCCCCATGAAGTTCTCTTGATGCACTTTTCCTCGAGCTATTCGGCCAGCCGGGCGGCGCTGGAGTTGGCATGGAAGGCGTTTCAGGCGGAGCGAGCGGAACTTGTTCATGTCGCGTTCGACCCGATCCTTGAGTGGTTCTATGTCGAAATGATCAGCCTCGGGCGGCTGGAGGCCCCCGGGTTTTTTGATGATCCGGCCATCCGGGCGGCTTGGATGGGCCATCAATGGGTGGCGCCAACCCGCATCCAGATTGATCCCGTAAAGGAAGCCCATGCCGACGAAATCGACGTGGCAGGGGGGTTCAAAACCATCGAACAGGTGCTGGTTGAGCGCACCGGCGGGGACTTCCCGCGCAAGCATCGCCAGCGGGCCGCCGAACATAAAAAACGGATAGAAGCAGGAATGGAGCAGGATATTAGTGCCATTACCGGCAAGATGCTTCCTGTTTCCACTGCCAAGCAACGCGGAAGCTGAACAATATGACATTTCTGGTGAATATTGCGGACCGGGTCCTTAACCGGCCGCTGTTAATCATGCCTGAAAAAGCGGCGATAATTGTAGAGGTTCTTGCTGGGCGTATAGGCGTGAACACGCCTGAGGCGAGCCGGTTTGAGGGGCAATATGCAACGCCTGAGAATGGTGTGCGTCCATTCAAAACTACGGCCAATGGTGTTGGTGTTCTCTCCATCGTCGGAACCCTGATAAACAGGGGAGCCTATATTGGAGCGTCATCGGGACTGGTTAGTTATGAGGGCATCCAGCATCAGCTCAAGGCGCTGATGGCAGCTCCGGATATTCACAGTGTCATTCTGGATATTCAGTCTCCCGGCGGGGAAGCAATCGGCACCTTTGAAACCGCTGTCATGGTCAGGCAACTGGCCGAAACCAAGCATGTGGTGGCGCTGGTCAACGGCATGGCGGCATCGGCGGCTTACTCCATTGCCTCTGGGGCCAGCGAAATCGTCACCATTGAAACTGGCATCAGCGGCTCCATCGGGGTGGTGCTGTTGCACGCTGATTATTCGCGCCAATTGGCCAATGAGGGGATTGAGCCGACATTTATATTTGCCGGTTCCCACAAGGTTGATGCCAACCCGTTTGAGCCCTTGAGCGATAATGCCCGCACCGATCTTCAGATGCAGGTTAATGCGTTTTATGAAAAGTTCCTTGAAACGGTGGCTCTTGGCCGCGGTGATCGGACATCCATTGATATGGCGCGGGCAACCGAAGCGAGAAGCTTTATGGGCCAGGCAGCGATCGACGCCGGGCTGGCCGACCGGATTGGAACATTTGAATCGGTCCTTGAGGACCTGAGCAGCGCCCCCTTAGCCGGGCGCACCAACTCGCAAAAAAGGAGAGAACCTATGAGCGAGAAAACCAGCGCGCCCGCTGCTGAAACCAAAGCGGACATTCCCCTGGCTGACCATGAACAGGCGGTGACAGCCGCCCGAGCTGAAGGTCTGGCGGAGGGGCAAAAACTGGCGGCGGCGGAGAAGGAAAAGACTGTTGCCGCTGAACGCGAACGGATTGCCGCCATCACCGCCCTGGCCCGCCCGGGAGCCGAGGCAATCATTTCCGCCTCTATTGCCGATGGCAGCACCAAACAAGAGACGGCGTTTGCAATCATGGAAGCCGGGATCGACAAGAATGCGGCCCGGCTCACCGCCATGCAGGACGACGAAAGCGCCGCGGCAGGAGCAATGCCCGCCGCTGAGGGCAATGGCACAACCAGTGTGCCCCATACCACCGAGGGCTGGAAGGCCGAATGGGCAGGCAGCGACAAATTGCAGGCCGAATTTGTGAAGGCTGAGCATTACGCGGCCTTCAAAAAGCATGAAGCTGGGAAAGGACGGGTATAATGGCAACTTTAGCACAAAACCAACAGCGTGAATGGCAGGCAGGTGATACCGAAGCTTATCCTGTCATTGCCGCCGACATCATCTATCAGGGTGCGGCGGTCGGCGAAAATGCTTCCGGATATTCCCGTCCCTTGGTGGCTGGAGATGTCTTTCAGGGCTTTGCCATTGGCAAGGTGGACAATTCCACCGGTTCCGCCGGCGACAAAAGCGTCGACGTCCGGACCCGTGGGCGGGTGACCCTGAATGTTGCCGGGGCAACGGCCATCACCGCCAATGACCGTCAGGCGGTCTATGCCAGCGATGATGATACGTTCACGCTGACAACCACCTCAAACTCTCTCATCGGCTACGTTTCGCGCTGGATTTCTTCCGGCGTTTGCGTTGTCGAATTTGATGCAATCGCGGTCAAAGCCGCCCTGCAGGCATAAGGAAGGTCCAATATGTCTCGTCCAAATCAATTTGAATATGTCACCGACAGTTCGGTGACTGCGATGGTACTTGCCGGTATGGACACCGGCAATGTCGGCTGGGTCGACCAGATTGCCATGCGGATTGGCAGTGATGACGCCAGTGAATCCTATGGCTGGCTGGGCAGTGTGCCCGGGCTGAGTGAGTTCATAGGCGGGCGCACCGTGAAGGAGCTGAAGGAATATCAGTTCTCCATCGACAACAAGGACTATGAAAGTACGCTGGTGTTCCAGAAAAAGGACATGCGGCGTGACAAGTCGGGTATGATTGAATTGCGGGTTGGGCAGTTTTCCCAGCGCGTTATGGATCACCCGGCCAAGCTGCTTTCGACGCTGATTATCAATGGGGAATCCTCGGTTTGTTACGACGGTCAGTATTATTTTGATACCGACCACAAGGATCGTGACGAAGCTGCCCAGTCCAACGACATCACATCCTCGGCCACCGCCCCAACCGCCCCGACATCGGCCGAGATGACGACCGGAATTATGGCGGCAATCCAGGCGATGTACGGGTTTACCGACGATCAGGGAGAACCGGTCAACCAGTCGGCCATGGACTTTCTCGTGATGGTGCCGGTGCCGTTTATGCGGGCGGCTCTTGAGGCGGTTACGGCGTTGCTGGCCTCGGGCGGACAAACCAATCTTCTGCCGGCGCTTAAGGGCCAGATCAACATCGCTGTGCGGGTCAATCCGCGTTTGAGCTGGACCACCAAATTTGCCGTTGTCCGGACCGATGGCGGGGTCAAACCGTTTATCCTGCAGGAAGAATATGGGCCGGAGCCATGGGCTCTGGGGCCTGACAGCGAGCACTGCACCAAGTCCGGTGAATGTTGGTACGGCGTCGATTGGGGCGGCAATGTCGGCTATGCCGACTGGCGGGGGGCGGCTCTGGTTACCCTGGTCTAATTGACCTGAAACAAACCTGATATCAGCGATTGCAGCGGCCCGTCACTTTGGCGGGCCTGCTGCTTTTTGAAGGACAAAATGAGATGAAAAAATATATTGTTGACCAGTTTGGCTCGTTGCCGATCGGTCTCAAGGTCAGGCTAACCCGCGAACAGGCCGAAGCCCGCCTGCACCTGCTGCCCGATGATGCGGTAAAAAAGCTGGCTGAAACCAAAGCCAAATCCGTCACCCTTGTGACTGCCCAGCGCCTGAGTTTCAAACGTGGTGAAGAGGTCGGCATCGAGGGCGATCTGGATCGCGGGCTGGAAATCATGTTTGGCCTCGAGCCGGACAGGAAAACCACACCAAATGGTGCGGTTTCCAGGGGCGATGAAGGGGGTGACGACCCGGACCAGACGCCGCCGCAATTAGATCCAGCAGATCCCGAAACTCCCGATGACGGGGAGGGCGAACAATGAAAGCGGATGTTATCCCTCTCAAGGAGCTGACGCTGAACGGGGTCAAAGTGCCGGCCAACCGGAAAATCCGGGTCGATGCCAACATTGCCGAGGCGTGGATAAAGGCCGGGCTGGCCAAACTCTTTAAAGAGCCCAAGCCTGCGCCAACACCGGCCGCGAAAAAATGAGCGTGGAAAGCGCGGCTGACCGGGCGTTGTTTTTTGACACCGGTGAGTTTGCGGTAACCGCCGTCTGGACCAGGGGCGGCACTCCGGTTTCGCTGTCGGTGATTTTGAACGACGGTGCAACCGAAACCAGCGAGTTCGAAGGCCCGCCAACCATTGTCCACACCGGCGAAATCCTGCTCCGGGCCGAGGACCTGCCGGCCGGGGCGGTTAAGGGCGACGCCATTACTATTGCCGGGCAAAACTACACGGCCAAGTCAATCCTGCCCGATGGAACCGGCATTGTCTTTGTGCGCCTTGAAAGGGTGGTCTGATGGTTCATTTTCGCAAAAGCATAAGGGACAAGGCGGCCAGCCTGTTGACCGGGCTGACGACCACCGGGGCCAACGTATTTTCGGGGCGTGTGGCGCCACTGGCCGAGACAGAGCTACCCGGCCTGGTTGTGGTGCCGGGGGCCGAGAGTGCTGATTTTGGCCCTGAAATCGGCGGGGCAAGTGTTGAAAGAAATCTGCAACTGATTGTGATTGCCGAGGCAATCGGCAATGACGGGCTGTTCGACACCCTCGACACCATCGCCGGGGAGGTGGAAACGGCGCTGTTTGCCCCGCTTACCGACAGTCTGGACGGGCTGGCAATGGTGGTCGGGCCGCCGGAAACGCAAATGACGGTCAGTGACCGGGAAGGCTCTTCCGAGCGCATCGGCACCATGCGGATGGTGTTCCCGGTCCGCTACCGCACCTCGATGATTGACCCGACGGTGCAGGCTTAGGGGGGGGCAGAAACACAAAACCCCGCGCAAGGCGGGGTTTTGGGACATTGACAATATCTAGGCTGCTCCAAGCTTGTCATCGCTCCTTGAACAGCCTGCCTAGTAGTCTAGGTCTTAAAGCCCGATGACCGGGATACGAGGTGAATATAGTTTATTTTGACAGCTTTATCAAGTTCGCCATTCCCAAACCGTAGAGGACGCCTTGTCGCACCGCCTGCAAATCGTCGCCGGTAGCCTGTGGATTTGCCCACTTTCTACGGCCAATTTTGAAACCATCAAGCCTCCATCGGCCAATATTCATAACCATGTCGCACTTGGCCCAACAAGCGTAATCATCGGGTTCGCCCGGGTGGTAGTTTTTGGAAAGCCTTACGACGAACGGCAAATCATGGATGGGAGCGGTTGTACTGATTGGAACAACCGTGACGATCTCGCCGCGATGCGGGAGCCGGGGGGAAAACACAATTACCGGTCTTGGCTTGACCATTTCCGGCGGGACAAAGCCGGAAAAATTACACACCAATATTTGTCCGGCGCGGGGATAAAAACTGATCGACATTCTAGCGGGAGCTCTTTTCCGCGAGCGCCCTGGCGATCAGGCGGCGGATGGCTTCGGGGCGGCTGGGCAGGTCGTCCTGCTGGCGCCGCCAATTGTCGAGGTCCGCAAGTTGTTTCGGTTCAATACGCAAATGAACGGAAACAGCCCCGGTTGGAGGACGCCCTCTTTTATTTCTCGTACCAGTTATTGACTTTGCCATGAATAACGTGTACCTGAAAATAGCGAGCCGGACAAGCGCTTCAAACACTTGACCGGCCCTAACCGAAACCGAACGATAGGAGTTCGATGATGGCTGCAAATTCCATATCACGCCGGAAGTTAATCTGTCACGCGCCTTTGGCGGCTGTTGCTGTGTCTCTGCCCACTGTTGTGGCAGTTTCAGATTCACCTCTGGTGCTGCAATCTGTTGCGCGTCACCGCCAGGCATACCGGGATTTTGAGAACAATTGCTGGCGCGATGACAGGCTGGCACCGCAATACAATTCGGACACGCCGGAAAACAACGAGCGGATATTCTGGTCAAAGAGCAACGCTGAGGAAGCGGCATTCGATGACCTGCTCAATGCGCCGGTGAACACAATCGCGGATTTGCGGGCAAAGAGTGGCTACCTGCTGGACTATGTTCGAAGGCAGGGGACTTTTGAGGATAATCACATTGAGGAGTTGCTCTCCTCGATGGTCTGACCATTGAAATTAACGCCATTATATTTGAAGGAGGCAGCGAATGAACATGCAGGTATTGCAATTCGAGGGCCAGGATGTGCGCACCCTGATGCGCGATGACATGCCGTGGTGGGTGCATAATGACGCCTGCCGGGTTCTGGAGATTGGAAATCCGCGAAATGCCTCAGCGCGGCTGGATGATGATGAAAAGGGTGTCCATACTGTGGACACCCTTGGTGGAATTCAGGAACTGACCATCATCAATGAGTCGGGTCTGTATTCCTTAATTCTGACCTCGCGCAAGCCGGCGGCCAAAAGGTTCAAGAAATGGCTGACCAGCGAAGTGTTGCCCGCCCTGCGTCGCGAGGGGTTTTATGCCGTGGGGAACTCGGCGGAGCACATTCCGGCCAATTCCGATGATATTGTATTCGGGGTCCGGGTGGCGGCCCTTAACGCGGCGGCGCGCACGGCAGCGGTAATCGAGAGGATTTACGGCCCGGAAGCGGCCCGGGCCCTGTGGGAACTCGATAAGCGGCTGCCGCAGGTTGCGGACAAGACGGTAACTTTTCATGCCAACAGCGAAGACGACGACCCGGAAAAGTGCTTGCACCATTTATTGAACGCCGACAGCGGCGACGGGAGGACCATCGTTGAGTTGCTGGTTTTGGGCCTGCTCAACAAGGCCGAGGCCAAGAAATTGCGCGATTATGGCATCATCATCGACCCGCCCGAGGCTGAGGGCCATGTGGCCATCATGAACCAGCACCAGTTTCTGGCTGCCATTTATGCCGACACTCACTGGTGTCTGGAGTGGCAGGCGTCCCTGGTGCAGCTCGAGGGGGCCTACCCGACTTCGCAAAAGGGATATTCGAGGAAAAAGCCGCGCGCGGTGCTGATTCCCAAAACCACGATCGACAAAATGATGTCCGCGCCCGTTTAGGCGGACGGTCACACACCAAAACCACCCCGGCTTGAAAAGCAACGGCCCGTCATTTTGGCGGGCCGTTGCTTTTCGAAAGCCAAAACCGGTTCAAACCAACAGGAGACAAACAAGATGACGACATATCATGGCAAAAATGGCGTGATTAAAATCGGCACCGACGTGATCGCGGAGGTCAGAAGCTTCTCGGTCACCGAAACGGCGGAAATCGCTGACGATACGGTGCAAGGTGACAATTCACCGACGCATTTAGTGGGGGTTCTCCCATGGTCCGGCTCGATCGACGCGTTTTACTTTCCTGCCGACACCACCGGCCAGGCAGTGCTGCTGGCCGGGGCCAGTGTGGCGCTGGAACTCGATCCGATTGGCAGCACCTCGGGGCTGGAGAAACTGACCGGCACTGCAACCATCACCAGCCGGGCGGCAACTTCTGACAAGGGCGACGTTGTTTCAGTCAGCTTCCAGTTCACCGGCAACGGCGCCCTCACGCACGGGACGATTGTATAATGAGTGAGCTTCTCAAGCACATCAGCGACCATTTTGACGGCAAAACCCGGCATCAGATTGAGGTGCCGGAATGGGGCAGCAAAGACAAGCCACTGGTTGTCTATTTCACTAAAACCAACCTGAAACAGGCGGCAGAAGGGTTGCGGCTGGCTGACAACGACCCGATTATGTTTCAGGCCCGGATTATCACCATCAAGGCGACGGACAAGGACGGCAACCGCCTGTTCAAAATGGCCGAAGCCAGTGAACTGGCCGAAAACGCCGACCCGGCGGTCATCGCCCGGCTGGCAACGGCAATGGCTCCCATTACCAGCCCGGACGAAGCGGAAAAAAAATAGCAGCCGATCCGCTGGAGATGGCTGTTTTTTCTCTGGCCGATCGGCTTGGGCGTTTGCCGGACGAAATCCGGCAGATGAGCCTTGAAGACTTCGACAAGTTTTTGGCGTTTTGCCGCATCTCGGCGCGGGAAAGCTAGGAGAGCGATATGGGAACGGCAACGGCCCGGGTAAATGTCGACATTATCGGCCAGGACAATACCGGTGCGGCACTGGCTGCGGCCTCGCGCAATATTCAAATGCTGCGCAAGGGCATTGCCTCGACTTCGGCGCAATTGCGTGAGTTTGGCGCCACCAGCAAAACGGCGATGCGCGGTGACATGATTTCCGCCTATACGCGCAAGCTTGAGATTGCCCGCGCAAAATACAACCCGCTGTTTGCCGCCCTGCAAAAATATAAAATCTATGTGCAGGAGGTGCGCGCTGCCCATGCCACCGGGGCCATCAGCATCAAAGAAATGACGGCGGCCATAGCGCGCGAGCGCACGGCAACCCTGGCCACCACCAGGGCACTGCGCGAGGCCGGGCGGGCCACGACAGCGCTTGGAGTAAAGGCGGAAGTGACTTCTGCCCAGATAATGAAGATGAACAGTTCAGCCGCCAAGTCCGGTGCGCATGGTGGGCACGGTCGCGGCATGATGGTTGGCATGTTTGTGGGTATGGCAGCAATAATGGCCGGTGGGGCGGCCATCAGCGCCTTGACCGGGTTTGAAGATGCGATGGCGGCGGTCAAGGGGGTTACCGGAGCCACTGCTGTTGAAATGAAAAGCCTGACTGCTGTTGCCAAAGAACTCGGGGCAACCACGGAGTTTACTGCTTCCCAAGTTGCTGAAGGCATGAAGTTTTTGGCAATGGCCGGGTTTTCTGCCGCCAAGACGGTAGCGGTAATTCCGCAAATTGTCGATTTGGCCACCGCTGGACAAATGGACCTGGCGCAAGCGGCCGATTTGACGACCAACATAATGACCGCGTTCAGGATGGGCGCGGACCAGGCTGGGCTGGCGGTTGATATTCTTTCAACAATTGCGACTTCGGCAAATACCAATATTGTCCAGCTGGCGGAAGCCGTAAAATATGTCGGCACGGTCAGTTCAAGTCTTGGAATTGGTCTTGGCGAAACAGCGGCGGCAATCGGGGTGCTTTCAAACGCCGGCATGCAGGCGACACTTGCAGGCACGAGCCTGCGCCGGTCATTGGCAAAGTTGCTCGACATAACTCCCAAGTCAGCCAACGCGATAAAAGACCTTGGGTTGAACATTGATGACCTTAATCCCAAGGCCAACACACTGGTCGAAATCATCAATAAACTTGCCGACGCGGGCATGGATATAGAGGACGCTGCAAAGATTTTTGGCATTCGCGGCGGTCCGGCCATGCAAAGTCTGGTCGACCAGGTTGACAAGTTGAATGAATTAACCGCGGCAACTGAGGATGTCGCCGAAGCGACAAAGACGCTGGCAGACATCATGCGCGACACTCTGTTGGGGGAATTCAGGCAGGTTGCTTCGGCGGCCGAAGCGGCAACTTTGGCCCTTGGGGATGAGGGGCTGGTTGCGTCCCTGAGATACACCGCTGGGTTTTTCAAGGACATGTTCAGATTTATTGTCAAGAACGGACCTGCGGTGTGGGCAATCATTAGCGGACTGACCGGGGCACTCGTTACCTATGCAATTGCGGCAAAGGGGGCGGCGCTGGCAACTGGTCTGTTTACTGGGGCACTGGCATTGCTGACCAGCCCGATAGGTATGCCGGCGGCAATAGTTGGAGCTTTGGTTGGTGGGTTTGTTCTGTTGAGGTCGACCATCAATCGCACGAGGGACGCCACTGTAGATTATATCGAGGCGGCATCAAAAATTGAGGGGCTGAATAACAGAATAGCAAACTCAAGCGCAGGATTAACCGATGCATTAAGATTAGAAGCTTTTGCCAGCCTTGCTGCGGCAGGTGCCGCACTCCAGAATGCCAAGGCTGACTTGATTGCTGAACAGGCATACCTGTCGCGCCAGAGCGCAAACGCCCGGATGGCGGCGGCGGTAAATGAAAACTTCGGCAACAACAATCTGAGTGACCCGCTGCTTATCGGATTCAACAATGCGATGGCAGAATCGCTGAAAAATATTCAGACAATCCAGACGGCGATTGACCGTTTGACCATGGAAAAGGCTGTACTTGTTTATGGCGTGCGGGCCCAGACAAGTGTTCAGGCGGCAACCGAAGCCGTAAATAATCTGGGCGGGACGCTGAGCGCCACCAATAACAATGCCCTTGACCTGATGAGCGGCATCAGGGGCGCCGGGGTGGAAATATCAGACTGGGCCAAATCCCTGACCTCGGCCTTTTCCGGTGTCGGCTCGGAAATGATGAAGGTATTGCGCGGCACCGGCACCTTCGCCGAAAAAATGACCGGGATTTTTGATGTTCTGATTAGCCGGGTGCAGAAATTTGCCGACACCTTGTTGGACCAGGCTCTCAATGCTGGTCTCAGCACGCTGTTTAACGCCATTTTTCCCAGCGGGGGGGCAGGTATTGGCGGACTTGGGAGCTTTTTTAGTCCAGCAAGCCTCGGCTCTTTTGGCAACAGCAATATCATCGGTGGCGGGCTGTCGCTGGCCTCTGGGGGCTACACCGGCGGCGGGCCGCTCAACCAGGCGGCTGGTATCGTCCACGGTCAGGAATATGTGTTCAGCGCCGCCGCCACGCGCCAGATTGGCGTGCCGAGCCTGAACGCGATGAACCAGCGCGGTGCACTTCCGGCCAACGCCAACAATCAGCGAGCGGCGAACGGCAATGGCGACAAGACAATCATCATCAACAATTCAATTACAATCAACACGCCTGACATCGGCAGTTTTCGGCAATCGGAACAGCAGATTGCCGCCCGGCTGGCGCAAATGACCCGGCGCGGAGCGCGCAACCTATGACGTTTTATGAAACCCGGTTTCCGACAAATATCAGTTATGATGTCAAGGGTGGGCCCACGCGGGTGACCGACATCGTCACCCTGCGCTCCGGGTTTGAGGAGACCAACAGCATCTGGGCCAATTCGCGCCGTAAATGGGACGCGGCCTATGGCCTGAAAACCCACAATGACCTGCACACCGTCCTGTCGTTCTGGGAAGCGATGGGCGGGCGTCTGCACCAATTCCGCTGGAAGGACTGGGCCGATTACAAGTCGGTTGGTCCGTTAACGGCCATTACAAAGGACGACCAGAGCATCGGGACCGGTGACGGCGCCGTTGTTGCCTTCCAACTGGTCAAGTCATATGCAACCGGGTCGGCAAACTATTCCCGCCCAATCAAAAAGCCGGTTTCAGGGACGGTACTGATTGCCCTTGACGGGGTAAACCAGGCGTCCGGATGGACGGTCGACACTACAACCGGGATTGTCACTTTCTCATCGGCTCCCGGGGCTGGCGTGGCGGTGACGTCCGGGTTTGAGTTCGATGTACCGGTGCGCTTTAACAATGACGAATTGTCGACCAGCCTTGAATTTTATCAGGCAGGAACGTCCTCAATAGACATTATCGAGGTGAGGGTGTGAGCAAGACCCTCGTTGCCGGTCTGCAAGCGCATTTGGACACGAAATCAACCACGATGGCTTTGTGCTGGAAGATAGTGCGCCGTGACGGGCTGGTGCAGGGCTTTACCGAGCACGATGAAGATATGGTCTTTGACGGTGTGACCTACCTTGCCAGTTCCGGATTTACCTCCAGCCGGATGGAACAAAACCTTGGGCTCGCCCCAAGCAATCTGAACGTTGACGGGGCGCTTAGTTCCTCCACCATCAACGAAGACGATTTGGCAAAAGGTCGTTATGACAACGCCGATGTTTCACTTTATTGGGTGAACTGGAACAATGTTGCTCAACGGGTGACGCTGGAAGTTGGCAACATTGGTGAGATTGTCCGCCGGGAAACGTTTTTCAGCGCTGAATTCCGCTCACTGGCGCACCGATTGAACCAGAAAACGGGTCGTATCTATCAACGTTCGTGCGATGCGGTTCTGGGGGACGCCCGCTGTGGGGTTGACCTGACCAGCCCGAGCTACAAGGGCACCGGCGCCATCACCAGTGCATCCGGCAGAAACCTTGTCGTTTCCGGTATCGGTGCTTTTGCCGACAAGTTTTTCACCTACGGCGTTTTGACCTTCAGCAGCGGGCTCAACAACGGCCTGGCGTTCGAGGTAAAAAGCCATATCGGTACGGCAATTGTGCTTTGGGACATTCCGCCGGAAACGGTTGCTGGTGCTGACGGTTTTACCATTACCGCCGGTTGCCCGAAAGACGCCGAAACCTGCCGGACAAAATTTAACAATCTGGCCAACTTTCGCGGATTTCCGTTCATCCCCGGCAACGACATCTTGCCGTCATACCCAAGAGAAGAAGATGAAACCCTGGACGGTGGGAGTTATTTCCGATGACTGTCGCTGGTCTTGCAATTGGGCAGGAGGCGCGAAAGTGGATTGGCACTCCTTATCACCATCAGGAAAGCCTTTTGGGCGTGGGTTGCGACTGTCTTGGGCTTCTGCGCGGTGTTTATCGCGACGTGGTGGGGCCGGAGCCCAAAGCCATTCCGAATTATTCGCATGGCTGGGATGAGGTGGCGCGCCGTGAAGACATGCTCAACACGTGCCGCTCTTACCTGTGTGAGGTTGATAGGGGGTGCCGGGCCTCTGGGACGGTGCTGGTTTTTCGCATGCGGCCGACGGCGGTAGCCAAGCATTGCGGAATTATGGTCACGGACGAGCGGTTTGTTCATTCCCACAGTGGACGGGGAACGGTTGAAATCGAGCTTTCCGGCTGGTGGGCGGAAAAAATCGTTGCCGCGTTTGAATTCCCTGGAGTGAGTTGAATGGCGACACTTGTGCTTAGCGCGGCGGGTGGCGCTTTAGGCGGAGCACTGGGCGGGCCTTTAGGCGCTGCTATTGGTCAGTCCGTGGGTGCGCTTATAGGTTCAGCAGTCGATAGCTCTGTTTTGGCTGCACTGTCACCTGACGAATATATCAAAAACGAGGGGCAGAAACTCAAGCAGAGCCAAGTCACATTTGCAAGTGAAGGAATTGTTGTCACACGCCACTGGGGCCGCAACCGGCTGGGTGGTAACATCATTTGGGCAACACGGTTCAAGGAAACCAAGAACTCGACGACCCAGGACAATGGCGGCAAGGGAACCAGCAACCGGGTAACGACGGAAAACGTCAATTATACCTATTCGGTTTCGTTCGCCGTGGCCTTTTGTGAAGGCAATACAAGGGTACAACTCGGGCGGGTATGGGCCGACGGCAAGCTGGTTGACCTGTCTAAATATACCTACCGGTTTTATGCGGGAACGGAAACACAGACCGCCGACACCTTCATCGAGACCATTGAGGGCACCGGCATGGCACCCGCCTATCGCGGCATCGCCTATCTAGTGTTCGAGGAAATGGAGTTGGAAGCCTTCGGCAACCGGGTGCCGCAAATAACCGCCGAAATCATCAAGGGACCAAAGACCCTTGCCGCCGACGATTTGGAAAGCCTGCTTTCGGGTGTGGCGCTGATACCGGGTGCCGGGGAATTTGTTTATGGCACGCGGCAGTACGTTTCGACCGATGCTCAGGGTAACTCGACATCGCAAAACGCCCATAACGGCAAGGGTGTGGCCAACCTGGTGGCTTCGCTGGATAATCTTGAGGCCAGTGTCGCCAGTGTGAGCACGGTCAACCTGGTGGTGTCGTGGTTTGGTGACGACCTTCGATGTGCGACGTGTGATATCCAGCCCCGGGTTGAATACACCGGAACCAAAACCGTGTCGCCGGCCGAATGGTCAGCCGGAGGTCTGGTCAGGTCAACGGCAAATTCCGTTTCGCTTGATAGCGACAACAACCCGTATTATGGCGGCACTCCGGCCGACATAACAGTGCGCGAAGCAATAATCGAACTGAAGGCGCGCGGCATGCGCGTGGTGTTTTATCCGTTCATTCTGATGGATGTGCCTCCCGGCAACACGCTTCCCGACCCGTACAGTGACAACGCGGCGACGGTTGGGCAGCCGGATTTCCCCTGGCGTGGACGGATAACGGTTTCGCCGGCGGCCGGGTATGTCGGAAGCGTTGACAAGACGGCAACCGCCGGAACCCAGATAGCAACCTTTACCGGCACGGCGGCAGCGGCGGATTTTGGAGCATGGAACGGGTCAACAATTCCCTATAGCGGCCCGGTCGAGTGGTCATACCGGCGGATGGTTTTGCACTACGCCAAGCTGGTGTCGGACCTGTTTACCGCAGGGGACATCTTTATTATCGGCTCGGAAATGGTCGGGTTGACCCAGGCGCGCGAGAGCGCCACGGCTTACCCGTTAGTTGCCGACCTGGTTACCTTGGCAAGCGACGTCAGCGGGGTTTTGGGAGCGGGGCGACTGGTATCCTATGCCGCCGACTGGTCGGAATATCATTCGCACCGGCCCTCTGACGGCACCGGGGACGTGTTCTTCAACCTCGACCCGCTTTGGTCGAGCGCCGACATAGATTTTGTCGGCATCGACAATTACCTGCCGATGAGCGACTGGCGCGACGGTTCAACGCATCTGGACTATGTGGCCGGCAACACCTCGATTTATTCTGGAGCTTATCTGCAATCAAACATCGAGGGTGGTGAGTATTTCGACTGGTACTACGCGAACACTGCGGCCCGGACTGCCCAAACACGGACAACAATTACGGACGGCACCTATTCAAAACCGTGGGTTTTTCGCCAGAAGGACATTCGCAATTGGTGGCTGAATTCTCATATCGACCGTCCGGCCGGGGTTGAGTCTGGGGCCACAAGCTGGGTGGCGCAGGGCAAGCCGATTTATTTTACCGAGTTTGGTTGTCCGTCAGTTGATAAAGGTACCAACCAGCCCAACGTTTTTGTCGACGCCAAGTCCAGCGAGAGTGCCTATCCATATTTTTCCAGCCAGTTGCCGGATGAACTTATACAGCGCCGTTATCTTGAGGAAATGCTGAAATACTGGCGCGACAACGCGCCGACATCATCGGTTTATGCCGACAAGATGGTCAAACCGGCTAACATGCTGGCCTGGACCTGGGACGCGCGGCCGTTCCCGGAGTTTCCATACCGCTCCGACATCTGGTCGGACGCCGCAAATTATGTACTCGGGCATTGGCTGAACGGTCGGCTGCCGATGATAACCCTGCCGTCGCTGGTTACCGAAATTGCCGAATTTGTTGATTTGACCGGCACAAAAATTGACGTTGATGACTTGTTCGGTGCTCAGGCTATTGTGCGCGGCTTTACCATCGACAATCTGGCCTCGCCGCGCGAGATGGTTGAACTGTTGATGGGGGCCCATCATTTTGATGCTTTCACCTCTGAAGGCGTGGTCAAGTTCACCTTGCGCGCCTATCCGACGACTCTCACGGTTGCAGTTGATGACTTTGTTATCAGCAGTGACAATCCGGGCGGTTATAGCCTGACCAGAGCGCAGGAAACCGAATTGCCGGCCCTGGCCAAGGTCAGTTACATCGACGAAACCAACGATTATCAAATAGCCTCGGTCGATGCCGTGAAACAGACCGGGCAAAGCAAAAACACCATATCGGCCAGCTATCCGCTGGTTATCCCGGAAGCGCAGGCGCGGGCCATCCCGCAAGTTCAAATCATGCAAGCGTGGACGGCGCGCGAGCGCGGGCAAATTGGGCTGGCACCCTCCAAACTGGCGATTGACCCCGGTGACGTGTTGAGTGTGACCGTCAAGGGGCGCACCATGAGCCTCAGGGTTGATGGTTTGAGTGTCGGCGAATTCCGCGAGGCGTCGGTTTTTGGTTTTGACGTGGAAAATTATACCGCGCTTGAATTTCAAACACGCCAAAGCACAAGTTCAATCGTTGAATTCTATGGCCCGTCGATTGTCGAGTTCGCCCAACTCCCGATGCTTGACAGCGCCCAGGTCAGACCGTGGGCTCCACGAGTTTTGGGCTATCAATCGCCGTGGCCCGGTGCAATCGCGGTTTATCAGGACGATGACGCCGGTGGCTGGAACCTGAACACCTCGATAAATGGCCGGGCGGTTATCGGGGAACTGGCCTTTGATTTTTATTCCGGCGCGCCTGATGTCTGGGATAATGGCAACGACCTTTATGTCGATATTTATTCCAGCGACCAGGTTTTGGGCTCGACTGATTTGGCCGTTCTGAACGGGGCAAATCTGGTGGCGGTGGAAAATTCATCCGGTGGCTGGGAAGTGCTGCAATTTGTCAATGCTGCCCTGCAAAGCACAAAGCGTTACAAGCTTTCCCGGCTTTTGCGCGGCCAGGGCGGCACCGAGGGGGAAATGCGCGACCCGGTTTCCGCCGGCGCCCGGGTCATCATGCTGTCGATGTCGGATATATTTGCCCTTGATGTTTCCCAGTCGACGATTTTTCAGGATATCATTTTTCGGTACGGCCCGAATATCGCCGGGGTTGCCGATTTCCGCTTCCAGCAAAAAACCGTGTCGATTGACGCTGTTGGGCTGCGCCCCTTTGCCCCGGTGCATCTGACGGCGGCATTGAGCGGCAACGACTGGACGTTGGGATGGACGCGCCGGACCAGATTTGATGGCGACTCGTGGGTTCCGGCCTCGGTTCCACTCAATGAGGACGCCGAGGAATACGAAATTGAAATTATGAACGGTGCGGTTGTTGTCAGAACCGTTGTCGGTCTGGGTGCCCCGGCATGGGTTTATACCAGTGCCGACCAGGTGACCGATTTTGGCTCCAATCAATCATCGCTGAAATACCAGCTTTACCAGATAAGCGCCTCTTATGGCCGGGGTGCAATGGCGGTATATCCCTGATGGCAATCACGACCTTGACAACGAGCTGGCTGGGAATTGATGCCGACACCGGCATTCTCTATTTCTGGAATGGCACGCAATACCGTCCCCTTTCAGAGGCCGCCGGTTATGTTAAAAGTTCGACCTACACCGCCGCTGATGTTCTGAGCAAACTGCTGACGGTTGACGGCTCGGGTTCTGGTCTGAATGCCGACCAGCTTGACGGACAGGACAGTGGCTATTTTACGGATATCCCATCGCGTTTAGGCTACATGCCATTAAATCAGGCCGGTGGCACGATTAGCGGCAATTTGACGGTTGACGGCACCCTCACGCACAGCGGCGGCGGGCGGCTTGTTTCCCAAACCGCGTTTATCGCCAACGGCACATGGACCAAGGCTTCGGGAACCAGATACGTTTATGTCTACTGCATTGGTGCTGGTGGCGGCGGTGGTGGAGCCGCTGGTGGGCTATTAGCTGGTGCGTGTGGCGCTGGCGCTGGCGCTGGCGGCTATTCGGTCAAATGGATTGATGTTTCTGCAATAGCGAGCGTTACCGTAACGATAGGCGCCGGGGGCACGGCTGGCGCGAACACCGGTGGTAATGGTGGAACCGGAGGGATGTCCTCGTTTGGCTCCCACATGTCGGCCGATGGCGGCACCGGCGGCACTGGCCAGACGTCGGGCAATTATGGCCAGATTGTCGCCGGTGGTTATGGCGGCAATGCAGCGACTGGTGATTTCAATTTTACCGGTGGCGCTGGAGCGCCAGGTATCCGGCTGGATTATCAAAACGGCATAGCTGGGCGCGGCTCGGCGGTAGCGATGTTTGGTGGCGGCGGCAACGGCTATGCCGGCAACACCAACGGGCAGGCTGGTATTGCCCGTGGCGACGGCGGCGGTGGCGGAGTGGTTGCTGACAATGCAACCGGCAGATTGGGTGGCATTGGCTCCACTGGTCTTATCTGGGTTTGGGAGTATCAATGATGGCAAATACGACAAATTTAACTTTACCACTAATCGCTGGAAATCAGGACCAAAAGCACGTCACGCATAACGACGCACTGAACAGGCTCGATGCCGTGGTGCAGATGTCGGTTAAAGACCGCGATTTGACCGCACCTCCCGGCTCGCCGTCCGATGGAGACCGATATATTCCGGCGGCTGGCGCAACCGGGGCCTGGTCTGGCTGGGATTTAAGCATTGCCGCCTATCAGAACGGCGCTTGGGTTAGATATATCCCCAAAGAGGGCTGGGTCTGTTGGATTGACGATGAAAGTTTATTGTTGATATGGAACGGCACGGCATGGATTAATAATAAAACAAATATTATCGGAACTCAGTACATACCCACTGCTGTAGACGAACTCTGGTGGGGAAGCCCAAGTCGCTTAGCAACTCCCAGGACTTATATAATTAGTGCTGTTTCCGGGGCAACAATTACCTTGACTACAGCCAATGTTCAAGATTTCTTTAATACTCAAATGCAAAACAATGCAATGGTGAGATTGTGGAACATAACAAAAGTACCCGCTGAAAGCTGTTGGGTAGATTGGAATAATAGTACAACCCAATTCAGAGTACAAAATGCCGCTGATATTAGTGGTTGGTTAGCGACGGAAACTCTACAGCTTGGTGACCCAAATCCCACAGGGACAAATACTTTACAGATGGTGGCGATTGATATCAGCAATTTTTTGCTAAATAAAATAGGTGGAGTGTTTAGGCAAAAGGCTGTGCATTGTTATATAGCCCCATCAGCAGTAGGAGGGTGGGGTAGTTGTGGGCTTTCTCCAACTGGAGCGAGCGGCTCGGCATTTGATATGTATAGCTTATCAAATGGGCAGTTAGCAGGATCGGCGATAAACGCCCCGTGTTCTGAGCTTTCCCCCATTTCCAATAGTAACTTAGTTTTCTTACGTGAAAATCTAGGAGGAGGGGCAACGGGTTTGACCACGACCTTTATTCGTATTTTGGGGGTGTTTGTTTAATTAAATGTCGAAAATATATTGAAGCCGACATCACCAGGGAACTGCCGAAAATGGCGCCAGACGTCAGATAGTTTTTACATCCGCATTGCTGACTGATTTTTTTACCCGCCTGTTTTGAGCGGGTTTTTTTATGCCTTAAAAGGAGATGAAATGGCCAAGGGTAACCTGCCGCACGTCCTCAATTTCACCCTTAAGCAAGAGGGTGGTTACCAAGAAGATAAACGCGATCCCGGTAATGCCAAAGGCGGGGCAACCAATATGGGCATTACCAGCAAAACGCTCGCACGCTGGCGCAAGATTGTCCCTTGGTCGAAACTGCCCAAGAGCGCGGTCAAGAACCTGACGCTGGGCGAGGCCACCGAGATTTATCAGGCAAAATACTGGAGACCAGTCCGCGGCGACGAGCTGCCATTCGGGCTGGATCTTTCGACCTTTGACGCCGGGGTGAATTCCAGCACCCCGCGCGCCATCAAATGGCTGCAAGTAGCCGTTGGCGAAACCATAGATGGCCGCTTCGGCCCCAAAACCATGACAGCGGTTGACCGGATTGTTGACATGCCGGCCGCCATCAACCGGCTCAATGACAGGCGATTTGGTTTTATGCGCTCGCTGAAAATCTGGAACACTTTCGGGCGCGGATGGAGCCGCCGTGTGGCCGGTGTGCGCGCCAAATCCATTGTCATGTGGATGCGCGGCGCTGGCGTCTCAAAACAGTCTCAGCGTGATGTGCTGGCAACTGAAGCCAACAAGGCGACTCAGACCGCCAAACGGCAGGGCCAGGGCGCCGGCGGGGCCGCTGCGGGCGGCGGTGGCCTGTCCACCTGGGGGATTGGGCTGGGCCTTGGCGATTGGCTGACCTGGGGCCTACTGGCGCTCACGGCGGCCATTGTGGCGGTGCTGGTTATCCGGGTCATGGTCAACCGCGACCGGGCAAAAGCATTTCAGACTGAACTCAACAAACTCAAAGAGGTGAAGTGATGGGTTACTGGATTTTGTTCGGCGCTCTTTGGGCGTTGGGAATGTTTTTTGTTTTGTTTGTGATTGGCGCAACACCAACCAGCGTCCAAATCACAGCCAAGGACATGGTGAAACCAGCGATTTTCACGGGAGTGATTGCTGCGGTGATCACGGTTTTTGTGTTCGGATTTTTCACTCTGTTTGTGAGGTTAGTGTGATGCAACGTTTTAATGATTTCATGAGGGGCTTTATGAAGGGCCTCAGCCTGCCGGTAACTTTTGTCGCCTGGCTTTGGGGAGTTTTCAACGGATGGAAAACCCGTCTGGTAATGCTGTCCGGCGCCATTCTCCAGCTCATCACCATGCTTGACGCTAACATGGTTTCAACCGCCTTCAAGCTTAACCAGCAACAGGCGGCCGCCGTGGCGCTGTTTCTGTTTGTCCTTGGCTGGCTGGCCCGCGAAGTAGCACAAAAACCCGGCGCTATCGCCTCCGTCCTGCAAAAACGGCGGGAGCGTGACTGATGTTTCAGGATGCGATGCAAAACGCCGTTGATGGCGTCTGGGCCAATACCATCGGCCGGGTAATTGGCTGGCTGCCCGATTGGCTGGTCTGGCTGTTTTCTCAACCCATGGCGGTCTGGGTCGCCCTGTGGATTGGCGTAGCGGCTGGCTATGTGCTGGGCCGCTGGGGCTGGCTGGCGCTTGCCGCTTTGGGAGGCTTGCTGATTGCCGTATTTACGCTGGGGCGGCGGTCAAAATCGGTGCCGCCAATAGAGCCGGAGCACCCACCGGTACCAAGGCCACGGCCAGGACAATCAAAAACATTATTAGAACGAATTCTGGGCAAGAGGGGCGGGTAATGCAGGATTTCTGGGCCTGGTTGTCTGGGGCGAAATTTGCCTCGGTTTTCACCTCAATGGCAGGTGCAACAATCGCTGTCCTGCTTGAATTCAAACGCCACACATGGGCCACCGCTGCCCTAGCGCTGGTAAGTGGTGTTTTTGTCGCTTTTGTCGCAACAGAGCCTATCGTTGAGTTTTTTAGCCTATCTAGTAACGCTGGAAATGCCATCGCTGGTGTGCTGGGCATTTCGGGGCGCGGCCTGATTGTCTGGCTGCTCCAGATAAGCAAGGACCCGCTGGCGGCGTGGAAAAACCGGAAATAAAGCCGTGTGTTCATTTTCTGCGCCACGAACGAGAGCAGGAAAATCAATCCACCAAGCCAAAATCAATCCACTTCTGGTGTGAAAAATGCCAGCAACAGGCCCAGTGGGAGGCGCACCGGATCCCCGGGCGGGAATATGTACAAATCACCGTAATGTGCCACGGCGAGCGGATGCTGGTGGACTTGGAGGTGGAGATTGGTGGAATGTTTGGCTCCACAAAAGTAACGGAGTGAACGGCGCGCCAACGCCGCTCAACCGGGGTTTGAGTTTGCCACTCACCCGGCCCGATGTCAGTTACCTTACCACCGGCTCCGCCGTGCCTGTCGACAGGCGGTTGCTGTTGTAAGGCCAAATCAACAATGAATTCTGAACTTGAGCCGGTGGACCCGGTTTCGCCTCCCGCCCCTTGGCAGGGCGGCAAGCGCGCTCTTGCGTCCAAAATCATCTCCCGAATATCAGAAGTGCCCCACACGCTTTATGCCGAACCCTTTGTCGGCATGGGCGGAGTATTTTTCCGCCGCCCGGCACGACCTGATGTTGAAGCCATCAACGACTATAATGGCGAGGTTGTGAATCTGTTTCGGATATTGCAGCGCCATTATGCCGCGTTCATGGATCACCTAAAATACCAGCTCACCTCGCGGCGTGAATTCGAACGGTTGAGCAAGACCGCACCCGGCACGCTAACCGATATGGAGCGCGCAGCGCGGTTTCTATATTTGCAGCGCACGGCTTACGGTGGAAAGGTGAGTGGGCAGAATTTTGGTGTTTCCAGTTCTCATCCCGCTAGGTTTAACCTGACGCGCCTGGCGCCGATGCTTGAGGATGTTTTTGAGCGGTTGACCAGCGTAACCATTGAAAACCTGGACTGGGCGGAATTCATCCGGCGTTATGATGGGTCGGGCACCCTGTTTTATCTTGACCCTCCCTATTGGGGCTGTGAGAATGATTATGGCAAAGTACTGTTCAGCCGGAAACGGTTTGCCGAAATGGCGCTATTGCTGCGCCAGATTGAGGGCAGGGCCATCGTCTCGCTCAATGATGTGCCCGGGGTTCGCGAGACCTTTAAGGGGTTTCGCATGGAAACCACCAACCTGACCTATATGATTGGGCAGGCATCCGCTGGGCCCAAACAGGTCGCGGAAGTGTTGATTTACACCTTCGACCAGCCAGGATTACCTTTGTTTGGTGAGTAGCCATTTTGGCCTAAATTGCCACAGTGCAGTCATCGCCGCTGTAGCGTGACGAGTTCACGCGCCTGTCAACTCGATAAGCGGAGAGGTCGGTTCCGTGATTTTGCTTCAGCAGGCCTCGTGCTTCTTCAATGCTGGTTTCTGCAGACAGCCAAGCATCCCAGACGCTGGTTTTCAATATTGCTGGCATGCGGTTGTGGATCGGCTGGATTTCGCCGACCGAGGGCAGGGTCAGCACCGTGCAACTGGTGAGCGCCAATCTCTCGTTGAACTCCCAAAGGCCGGCAAATGAGAATGGCTTTTTGTCAAGGTGAATGTACCACGGGTCCTTTTTTCCATCATCACCCTTAGTCCATTCGTAATAGCCGTTTGCCGGTATCAGACATCGGCGTGAACTAAACGCACTCCTGAACGTGGGCTTTTCATGTGCCGCCTCAGCGCGGGCATTGAAGGTGGGATATTTGGTACTGAACTCTTTGGCCCATGCCGGCACCAGCCACCATTGCCCGGTTTTTATGATGCGCTCACCGTTCGACGCGGTGCAGAAATGCAAATTCTGGGTGGGAGAGATATTTTGTCGAGGTCCCAAATTATGCCCCTCACCGGCACTGGCGTGGATATTGTAGAGTTCGTGGATTTCCTGCCATGTCATATTGTTGGATATTCGACCACACATCAGGCGAGAGTGCAGCAACCCGCATTGTTGCGCAAGGGTCGCTTGTTCTTTTTATGTTCTCGCCATAATCTGCGGCAATGCCACCGCTCAAAATTATCACTTCCACTCTTCACTATATGCGTGACAACGATCATTTGTTCCACGCGTGGTGCTCAAACGCAGTGCGCTGCGGCCATCATAGCGGGCTTGAACTGGAAACGCTGGCCGACCGACTGGGCTGGGATTTTGATACGTTCGGGAAGCGGGTGGAGTTGCGTTATCGGCTGATTTGCTCACGCTGCGGCGCCAGAAATCCCGAGTTGATAATATCGCCGTATAGCGGCAACACCCTGGGTGCCTCCCACAACCATCATGTCCAATATTCCGATCTGGAACTTGCTACCCGTGATGAGGCGCTTAAAGAAATGGTGGCAAAGCGCAACGCGATCGAGGGCGAGGCGGAACGGTATAAAGGCAAAAGGCGGCGGCGCAGACGGAGAGGTTAGCAGAACAGTAGATGAACCTGGTGGCAGATCGCGTGGGACTTTGTGTTCCGTTCAGTGCCACACCATGCCGTTTTTTCCGTTTTGTTCCAAACAGTGCCTTTCTTGGGGTTGACGCCAAAGCCCCATAAAACTAGACATTTCAACCAGTCGGGGCGTAGCGCAGCCTGGTAGCGCATCTGTCTGGGGGACAGAGGGTCGTAGGTTCAAATCCTGCCGCGACCATTAGAGCACTTCCGGGTTAAATTGAATCGATTCTGTTTCTTGATTGGCGAGATGAACCGGAGTTGAAACGGGCGTAGCGCGATGTTTGCCATCGGGCAAGAGCGTTTTGGCTATGGGCATCCGCCAATCTGAAACCCTTGAGGGACGGGCTATTTTGCGCCAATACCGGCGCGAAGTCTTTTGCTCGTATACAAATATGACCTGCAATCCCTCACTTGATCTTGTCACAAAATAGCTCCGTCAGAATGGTTCAATTTAACCCGGAAGCGCTCTAAGTTTACCGCTTGATCGTTGCCGCCCCCGTTGCCGCCCCCGTTGCCGCCCCCGTTGCCGCC